GTGAACTAGACTATGCAGCTAAAGCACGTTTGCAATTAGCAGCACGTAAACAACGCGCCGCAGCTACCACTATCGACATTGCTCAAAACAAATACAATTTGCTGGGCGTCGAAAACATGGAAATCTACGGCCTGCTGAACGAGCCTAACCGTCCGGCTGCTATCACTCCGGGAACTGGTGCAGGCGGTAACACTTGGAAGCTCAAAACTACTAAAGAAATTTACGCAGACTATCTGTTGTTGTTCCAGAACTTGGCTAAAAATTCTTTAGGCCATATCCGCAACGACAGCGATTTGATTCTTGTAACTTCTCCTTCCGCTGCTGTTGAGCTGGGTAAAGCAACTGACTTCAACGTATCCGTTATGGACATGATTAAACGCTATACCCCGAACATCAAATTTGCTCAACTGCCGGAACTGGAAAACTCCACCAGCAGCACTGTACTTCTTATCTGCCGCAGCATTAACGGCGAACCTACTGGTGAATTCGGATTCTCTGAAAAAATGCGTGCTATGCGCTTAGTGCCTGAAACTTCCAGCTTCAAGCAGAAATTTGTCGGAACTTCCTACGGCTGCATTTTATACAGACCGTTTGCCGTTGCTACAATGACTGGTGTATAATTTAGGGTAAAGGGAGATAAGAAAAATGGCGAGACTGACGAAGAAAAAAACCGAAGCTGCGCAAGCAGCAGAAGTAGCTACCGAAAACAAAGAAACCTTAGCAGCAGAAGCGGCGACCTCTGCCGCCGCCGAAGCTGTGAAAGCCACGGAAGAAGCAGCAGAGCCTACACCGTATGAAGCGGCGCTTAAAGAAGCCGAAAAGCAGGCGGAAGAAGCAGCCAAAGCGGCGGAAGAAAAGAAGGTCAAAGCACAGTCTATCAATAGCGCTAACCGCGCTGTTATTGATACCACTGATACCGTGACCTTATGTCTTAACTATCCGCAGGACTTGGAACTTGCTATCCCGACTTCTAAAGGCACTATTGAACGCATTATCCTTAACGGGAACAATGCCTACTTACGGGGCAAAGAAAAGGGCATTAACCCTGTCGGCGCTTATGGCGTAACTCCTAACGTCCCCCGTGCAGCTTGGGAATGGTTCTGCAAAAACTATCCGGAATTTTGGCTAATCAAAGAACATTTACTGTTCTGCGCTACTAAAGACGACAAGTATAGCGTCGAAGCAGAAACAGACGAGCGCAAAGCGCTTAGAAATGGCTTTGAGCCTGCCGCCAAAATGGCAGGGCCAGAAGGCAGAGAAGGTTCAGTTACCCCGGTAGAATAAGGGGGCTACTACTATGTCTAGAGAAGACAACATTGTTGAGTTCAACCTCGAAGACTTTAAAACAAAGTATCCGTTTATCACTTTGCCGGACGCGCAAATCGAAAACAATTTCGATACCGCCACTTATTTAATCAACAATGGTCCCGCCTCGGCAGTCCAAGACTACGACGAGCGGGCAAAGCTCCTTGAACTGATGACCTGTCATTTATCCGAGTTGCAAATGCGCGGCCCGCTGGCAGTAGGCAACGTGGCAAGTGCGACGGAAGGTAAAGTGTCCGTTTCGTATGCCGTGCTGGCTAAACCCAACTGGTACACGCAGACGCAATGCGGCTTCCTTCTTTGGCAGCTTATGCAAAAATATATCAGCGGGGGCCGTTGGTACAATGGGCTTTCATGTTGAGTTAAAAGCTGGCGGCGGTAGCGGGGAACTGCTGGGCAACTTTAAAAGAGTTGTCGGCCAGCTGGCAAAGCAAAACCCGCAGCTGGAAATAGGCTTTCCAGAGGGGTCAACGTACCCGGACGGGAAAAGTGTAGCGTATATCGCCTACATTCAAAATGTAGGCCTTGGCGGCGTTCCTGAACGGCCTTTTATGCAAAAGACCGTCGAGGAAAAAAGTAAGGACTGGCTGGGCTTCCTTGAAAGAATTTTCAAGGGGCACATCATCGAACAGGATATCTTTGTTCGAGCCTTGCGGGCACTTGGACCGTCGGCGCGTACCGATTTGCAAATGACTATTCGCAACTGGCCGCCGGGAGAGCCACGGCTTAACAAGCCTGCTACGATAGCGGCTAAACGGCGGAAGATGAAGAACGGGAAGTCTTTAGGGGTAAGCAACCCGGAGCGGGCGCTTATTGACACATCGACAATGATTAATGCTGTTAGCTGGCAGATTGCCAACGAAAAATAAAGAGGAGAATAACAGATGTTAGGGATGAATTTACATGCTATAGTGAGAGGTTCAATAACGTCGGTACACCCGGACGAGACAGTTACTCTTTATCAGTCTGACGGGCAGGCTGTGGCGTATGGGAGAGTGACGCCGTACTATAAAGAGCCAATCACGATTGCAGCGCAGATTCAGCCGAACGCTGAAAACTCCCTTGACCATAGCGAAAACGTGCCCGATATGCCGCATACAGAGCAGATGTTTGTTGACAGTAGTCAACCGTTGCCCGTAGACGGTATATCGCGGGTGCCGCTATGTAGGACAGGTGATATCATCCAGCGCGAAGATGGGACCTACTGGCACATCTCCAAAGTGCTTGAAGACTGGTCAGCACATGCAGGGTGGGCGAATTTTGAAATCACCCAACTTGTGACGCCGCCGGTACTACAAACACGGCCAGCGCCGGAGCCAGAGCCTGACCCGGAAGAACCCGACGAAGGCGAGGGAAACTAAATGCCTGTATCTGATGTAGAAAAAAAAATAAACGTCGCAGTTACCGAGTTTCTGTTGAAGTACATGCGGCCGACGCTTGACCCGCAGCGCGTGTTTGAGGGCAACCAGAACAACATGGCGCTACCCGGCGATGAACGGGAGCACACATTGTTTTACTTGAGCCAGACGCGCCGTATAGGGACAAACACAGGTGAAAGCCAAGTTACCCCGGAAGGTAACGTTATCACGGCCACATTACGGGAATACGTTGTAACTGTTGATTTTTGCGACACCGATATCGACCGTTCACGGAGCAGGGCCGAAGGACTAGAAACCTTGAGCCGTAGCGCCTATGCGGCCGATTTTTTTCATAATAACTATGACATTGGCCTGCTGTACGCTGAAAACATGGTGTATCTGCCTTACGTAGACGACACTAATCAGTTTATCAACCGCTTTCAAGTCAAACTACACCTGTCTATGTGGTCAACATATTCTATCGAGGTTGAATACTTCGAGCGGGCAAGCGTGACAAGACTGGAAAATGTTGACGTACATCACCCGCCAACAAACTAATTAAAGGGGGTATCTAAAAAATGGCTATTCCTGCAAGTAGACTTGTAAACATCACGCCAAGAGTTATTTCATCTGGTTCCACAGAGTTAGAACTTGCTGGCGTTCTGCTTACTAAAAACGCTATCATGCCATATCCGCTGCTTATGGGCTTTACTGGCCAGCAGGCAGTAGGCGAATACTTCGGCTATGACAGCGACGAGTATCGTCTTGCGGTTATTTACTTCTTAGGCTTCACGAACAGCAGCAAGAAACCTAACACGCTTTATTTCTTCCGCCGTGCGGATAAAGCTATCGCAGGCGCCTTAATAGGCAGCCAAGCACTGGGAGTAACCGACCTGCAAAAAATCACAAATGGCGGATTTACTATCTCTGTGGACGGTAAGCCGAAAACCGTAACCGGGCTGGACTTTTCCAGTGCTAAAACTCAAAGCGATATCGCAGGTTTGATTCAGGCAAAGGTAACCGGCACAACGGTAACTTTCAACACCAACCAGAAAAACTATCGCATCGTCTCTAACACTACGGGGAACGATTCCAGCGTGACCTATGCGACCGATGGAAGCAACGTAGAAGCTTTGGGAACAGACGTAGCCACTGCTTTAGGCCTTACTGCCGCTGCTGGTGCTGTGGTAAGTCAAGGTACTGCGGCAATGACACCTACCCAAACTATGAATGCTGCGATTAAACAGTCTGAAAACTGGGTAAGCTTCACCACTGTATACCAAGCAAGCACAGCAGAAGCCTTAGAACTGGCAGCGTGGAGCAACAGCAACCCGAACAAATTCCTCTATTGCGCCTACAGCATGGACGCTAGCCAAGTAGCCGGCGGTGATTCTTCCTTGCCCGGCCAGCTGGCGTTCAACGACTACGAGGGCACTATTAACACCTACGATAATGGCGAAGTTTCTGTGTTTATCATGGGCTGCGCGGCTTCTATCGACTGGAACCGTGAACAGGGTGCTATCTCTTGGGCGTTCAAGACACAGAGCGGACTTGCTCCGACCTGCACCGATGACCAGACACAGGCAAGCCTGCTGGACAACAAAGTCAACTTCTACGGCCGCTATGCGTCCAGAAGCGAGCAGTTCAACATCTTCTACGATGGCGCTATGAGCGGCGGCAGTTATGGCTTCGTTGATGTTTACATCAATATGATTTGGCTGCAAAACGTCATGCAGACTGCCTGCCTAAACGGTATGCAACAAACTTTGCGCCTGCCGTATGTAGACCGTGGCTATACCATGATTAAAGCATGGCTGACAGACCCGATTAACAGAGCGCTCACAAATGGCGTAATCGACCCCGGTGTAAAACTATCCGAAGCGCAAAAAGCACAGCTGTATCAAGAAGCTGGCGAGGATATCAGTACCGAGCTGTACACTAATGGTTTTGTCATTAGGGTAACTGACCCGGCGCCGGAAGTAAGGGCAACCAGAGGAACACCCAACATCTCTGTATGGTACACCTACGGCGGCAGCGTCAATAAAATTGAATTCCCGCTTACAGCGGTAGTATAAAGGGGGAAACTAGACTATGAGCAGCAACATCACATCTGCTAACGCTACGGCGGTTATGATTATTAATGACCTTTTCCCCGTCGGCTTTGCTGTTGAGGGATTCGCTACCGACCAAGCAATCAACCAAGACGAGGAAACTCTGGCCGTTACCAGAATGGGCGTCGACGGCAAGTTGAGTGCTGGTTATACTCCGTCTAAAAAGACGGTGCATATCACTATTGAACCGTCTAGCCCGTCACTGCCGTATTTTCAAGCGCTGATTGCAGCGTCTGAAAATCAAATGACACCCTTCGAGGTCAGTTTGATTATCAACATCAAGTCTATGCCCAAGACATACACTTATGTCAACGGCTATCTGACCACGGCAAAGAGACTGCCGGACTTAAAACAGGTATTAGACCCTGTGACTTTCGCGTTCGACTTTGAAAAATGTATCTAATGGAGCTATAAGGGAGAAGAAAAATGAGAAAAACAATTACTGTTATGGTGAGAGATGAAAGACAAGGGCGCGACCTTCAATTTGAGATTACGCAATTTTCCGCCAAGAAGCAAGAGCGCTGGCTTATGCGGGCATTATCCCTCTTGCTTCACGGCGGCTTTGCTACTTCTATCAACGTCCCCGACGGGAAACCTATCACCGAATTAAAACTAGAAGACTTAGACTTTGGCAGTATAATTACATCACTTGGAAAGCTTGACGTAGACGACGCGGAAAAAGTGCTTGACGATTTGCTCGCCTGCTGCTCCTATGTGCCGACAAGCGGCGTCAAAACACCCTGCACACCCGAACTGGTAGACGGATTTATTGAAGACTTCCGGGTACTGTGGAAGCTGCGCGTTGAAGCGTTTAAATTAAATTTTGATTTTTTTCTAGCCGCCGGCCAGTCTCCGACGAATACGACGGGCAAGCCGGCAGATATAGTTTTCTCAAAAAATACGTAAACGTATCTAACATGACCGCGCTGGTGATATCACAGCGCTTTGCGACCCTCAAAGAGCTTGAAACCTACTACAGCTATGAGGACCTGCTGGACATGTGCGAGATAATCTATATCAACAACATTAACGAGAACCTGATGTACAAGGACATGGAGAAAAAAGCCAAGTCCAAGAATTGAAGTAAAGGCGGTATACTATGGCTAATATAATTGATTCGCTGCTGATAGCCGTCAAAATGGATAATACTGACCTAGATAAAGGACTAAAGCAGGCCGAGGGCAAAGTCAGCAGCTTTGCCGACCGGATAAAGTTAGGCGCGATTGCAAAACTGGGAGCCTTTGCTTCCGTTGGTTTTGTAATGTCGAAGGTTAAAAACCTGACGGCCGTTGCGGATGAACTTGGCAAGATAGCTGACCGCATAGGCGCAGACGTGCCGAAGCTGCAATCATGGGCCACGGCGTCTAAACTTGCTGGCGGCAGCGTTGAGGCGTTCTATGGCACGGCCGAACGATTAGGCAGTGAGCTGCAAAGAATTGCCATAACCGGAAAAAGCAGACTGCTGCCCTTTTTTGAAAGCATGGGCGTTGCTACCCTTGACGCCACCGGGAAAGCCCGTGACGTGTTCGACGTATTGACCGACGTCGCCGGAGCTGTCGAGGGCATGGACAGGCAAACCTCTGCCGGTATATTAAAACGCTTGCAGCTGGATGAGGGCACTATAGGCCTGTTACAAATGGGCAAAAAGGGAATGCAGGACCTCATTAGGTACGAGCGAGAACTTGGCGTATTTCAAAAAGAAGACACCGTTATTGCCGCCAACTATAATGACGCTATGGCCAGACTTACCAGAACTATGAACATATCTTTCCTGCCTGTAATGCGGCTGTTTGCGCCAGTTCTGACAGAAGCGGCCAAAGCAATGACTTCTGCCTTTGCCTTTATCCAGAAACACAGTCTTGCTTTTGAAATCGCGCTGGCCGGTATAGCACTGGTCATTGGCGCCTTAGTCCTGCCGTCTCTGTGGAGCTTGTTTGTAGCGATTATGACTAATCCTATAACGTGGATTATAGCCGCCATTGTCGGGCTTATCCTGATACTAGAGGATTTATACGTCTACGCCAAGGGCGGCAAGAGCCAGTTTGAGGACCTATGGAAGACGCTAGGCACGGGCGAGGAAGTAATGGCGGCTATTCAAGGCGCATGGGACTTCTTGAAGGCTGCTGCTCAAATAGCTTGGGAAATTCTGAAATATATCCTTAAAGATTTAGGTATAAGAGTTTTAGAGTTACTGCGTTTTATAGCCATGCTGGGCGTGGGAGCGATGAATGTGTTTAAAGCCATAGGCGGTTTTATCAACGACTACTTTATTACGCCGCTTGAAAACGCCTGGAACACTCTGAAAAAGATTATTGATAACTTGCCCTCTCTGGACGGCGTTAAAGACTTTCTTGGCGGCCGATATGAGCAGTTCTTTACACCTATCACGCCGCAGCTGGCAGGTGCCGGAGCTGGCGGCAGTAAGACGCTTGAAATCGGCAAGATTGATATTCACACCCAAGCAACCAACGCAGACGGCATAGCCGCCGACATTGGTAAAGGCATTAATAAAAACAGCGGCCTGTACTGGGGTACTGCCACCGGGACAAGGGGGAACGACTAATGACAGTTAAGATACTTGACTTTCTAAAAAACGAATGGTCAAACTGGCTGCTTGCGGATACCCGCGGTACTACCTTAACTGACTTTTCGGCCTTTCTTGGCTGGCGGCTTAAAGGCGACAGCAATGTTACCTACGACCCGGTAGAAAAAGGCTACTTTGTCGCCTATAATAAAACAATTATGCCGTTTGAGGGTACGGTTACGCTGGCCAAGTCCAGCAAAAGCCCTGCCGACTTGCAGAAGGTGCTTGACACGCTGGAAGCGTTGCGGACCAGCACAGAGACGTTTTCAATCGTCACGCCGCTGCGCGAATACAAAAACCTGAACTTGTTGAGTTATGAGTATAAATTTGAAGAAAACGGCGCTACAAGCCAGCTTATCGTAGACCTTGCTTTAATTGAAGTCCGCGAGGTTGAAAGCAGCTACTCTGATGTTGTGGTAAGCTCCGGGGGCGGTGCGATTACTACCAGCGATGCCGAAAATCCTAGTGACACGTCAACGCAGAACACGGGCAGCAAGAACACCGAAGACGGTAACGACGAGCTGACAAGTACGCTTTATGACATTGGGGCTATTGTAAAATCATGGTAAGGCGGTGGAGATATGGCGCTTAATGCTAATCCCGATAACAGCAGATACAAGGTTATTCCGCTTTCTGCTATACCCGACCAGAAATTCAGCGTTACTCTTGGCGGTCAGATATGTCAGATAAGGCTGTACTGGCGTTATGGGTGGCTGTTTGCCGATATTGATGTTGGTACTGATATAGTCTGCCGTGGCGCTATATGTATGAGTAGCCAGTGGATTATACAACAGCCAAAAGTAAATTTCAGCGGCAATCTGATGTTTGTCGACACAGACGGCCATAACAGCCAAATTGAGCTGGAAAAGATAGGTACAAGCTGGTTTACGTATTAGAAAGTGAGATTGCATAAAATGGGCAGCTTTACGCAAAAATCAATTAGGACAACAATCACACTTCGGCAGGGGACGTTTGCAGGCGGGAACAATACTATCACCATTGAAGGACTGGCCACCGGGGCGACGATTGTTAAACCGGGCGGCGACGACAAAACGACGCTTGATTTATGGATAGCAGGCCTGCCGCCGGACGTAATGGCCACCGCCACTACTTTAGGCTTTATGCCACAGCAGTCACAGAAGAATTTAATTCTTGTCGAAGTCGGCCCCAACGGCGGGAATATGGTCAAATGCTTTGAAGGCGAGTTTACACTTGCATGGGCGGACTACACAGGCACTCCTGATGTCAAGTTTCGCGTCAGTGCGGCCAGCGGAATTTACGCCGCCCTGCTGCCTTCTAAACCGACAGGGATAAAGGGACGGGCAGACGTTACATCGCTGTTCCAGCAGTTCGCCACAGAGGCCGAGTATGTTTATCAAAATCAAGGCGTATCCGGCCAGATATCGAATACCACGATAAACGGCAGTCCCGTTCAGAAGATATACAAGCTGGCCAGAATGATTGACTGCGAAGTGTTTATAGAAAACGGCACAGTTACAACCATTCCGAGCGGGGCAAACAAGACGGGCAACGCCGTTATCATCTCTGCCGAAACCGGCGGCCGCGGCTACCCGTCTTTTACGCAGGACGGCTTAGAGTGGTCGTCTATATTTGATAATAATATCGACATTGGCGGCCTGATAGACGTGCGCAGCGAGGTCCCCAAAGCATCGGGAATTTGGAAGGTAACGAAGGTTACTCACAACCTCGAAGCCTATACCAGCGCTACAGCGGCATGGAACAGCACTTTTTCAGCCGTATTCGTTCAGAACAATCAGTATAGCTAGAGAGGTGAGGAGACATGCCAACTACGCCAGTTAAGCAGCAGCGTAACCCGACCGCTGTACAATCGACCCGGACGCCGTATTCCGGGAATTCGGAATATAACCAGCTGGATTACTTTATTCGGTCGTTTATGGGCGGCAACCTTTACACGGCACTCCCGGTTATTGTAAAGGCCGTTGAGGCGGGCGGAATTGCCCCCACAGGGCGAGTTGACGTCTTGCCCTTAACTTGTTCTATGGACGCGGAAAACAACGTCATACAGCCAGCGCAGATGTACAGCCTGCCGTATCTGCGCATTCAGGGCGGCGCGGCGGCAGTGATTTGCGACCCGGTTGTTGGAGATATCGGCCTCGCAGTATTCGCCAAGCAGGATGTTTCTAACGTCGATGTAGGTATCACCGAGCCGGTGCAGCCGGGTACATTCCGGATGTTTGATATCTCTGATGGCTTTTACGTTGGCGGCTTCCTGAACAAAACGCCAAGCTGTTATATTCAAGTCCTTCCGGACGGCAATATCAACATCACAGGACCGTCACAAGTCACTGTGAGCACGGCTAACACCCTGATAGATAGTAATACTACCATTACGGGCAACTTGACCGTACAGGGCAATATCAAGGCACAGCAGCGTCTTGATGTAACAACGGGCGCTTCTATTGGCGGCATTGAATTTGGTACGCACAGGCACACTGGCGTAGATACAGGTTCGGGAACCTCTGGCGGCCCTGTTTAAGCTGTGTGCATAATTTGCTGGTAAAAGTCCAGGAAATTATGCATAAATACCTCAAAATTATCTATGTAGATGAAATGGTAAAAATGGCCTATTTTGACATCTCGAAAATTGAAAATGTCAAAATAGGCCATTTTTGGTATAATAGGTGCATGATGGACATATTTTTTATAACAGCTGCGGCTGTAGTGATTTACGGTATCGCTTATCTGCTGGAAACAGAAACCTTTAAAAAGTAAAGCAATCTGCTGAATATCTTTAATTTTGGGAGATATTTGAAGTTTTCGGCTGTTTTTAAGGCGTTCAAAGATAATGACGTTTTTCAAAGATATCTGGCGATATTTGAAGATTTTTCGAGATATCTAGAGATAATGGGCGATTTTGAGTTGTAAAGCGATAATTGACAACTGGGGAGTGGTGAATGTGTTTAAGATTAAATACGTCGGCTGGTGCCATGCCTGCAAGTATTACGGTCCAGAGGGCGGCTTTACCTCTAACGAAATAGCCAGCTGGTTTGTAGACCACAATCATCAGTTAGTAGACTGCGTAATGGAATTTGTATAGGAGTGATAACGCTATGTTTAACCGCAGATTGTTCGCTATAACAGGCGGGGGGGAAGTGCCTGTACCCGTAGACGTTCCGCAAGCGTCATTTGTGCCTATCCGTAATCAATGGGTGGGCAATAATACGGAGTATAACCCGACTTTTGAGATACCCGAAAACGTTACTAGACTTGGGCTGTACTGGCACCCCGTGCAAACAGCACGGGAAGACAACTGCAGACTGTATCGCCAAGTAGTAGCGGTATCTGCTGGGCAACGGTACAGGGTAGACTATTTTAACTGGTCAACCAACGCTACCAGTGCGAGAGGGACGCTGCGCCTGACCAACGTCGACAACGGTAGGACGCTTGACACTGCGGGCGCGGTTATAACGTTCAATCATTATATCTGGCAGCAGACAATGCGGACGGGTGTGTTCTTTTTCCCCTGCAAGGTGCTGTACTGCGGCTATAACGTCGAGATTGAAAAGCTGCCTATAACGGCCAACATAACCTAGAGAGGGGAGAAACAACATGTTTAATCGTCGATTGCTTGTCAGCACATCCCGGGGGGGTAGCGACCCTGTTCCGGAGCTACCCCCCCGGGATACATTGCTTTTAGATGGCTTCGGCCCGGGAACGGTAACTATTAAGATTCCAGAGGGATGTAACGTTGTAAAAGTTTTTTACGATGTTTCCCACGAAAACGAAGGATTTGTAGAAATTGACGTCCATTCGGTTAAAACTGGCGTTTGGTGGCTGGAAGCATACGAATACGAAAGTATTGTTGGCGATATTTATATCGGCGTAACAAGTGGGGCAGAATACACCCTGTCAGTTATGACGAACAGCGAAACAGGCACGGAAAGCGGTTATATCAGTATTTACTACTCAAAGTCCATAAATACTAAAACTCCAAACAAAACGGACTACATTAAATAAAAGGGGTGCATAATGTGTTCACTAGACGTCTATTAATAGATTCGGGGGGGACAGCGCCCCGCCGCTGCCTGATGTAGATACTAACTTATGGAGTACCACGGAAGCTGACGAGGGCGGATTTTATGACACGTTTGATATTATTATTCCCGCCGGTGTAAATGTAGTTTACGTAGGTGGCGGAATAAACGGCAGCATAGTCGGCGAGCCTTGCTATTGCAGCATGTATTCAAACTTTAGCGGTAAAACATGGTTTAGCGCTTCGGGAGAAGACAGCGCAGCCGCTACGAATTATATCGGTGTCACGCCGCTGAAAACTTATCGTATCACGGTCGATTATGGCAGTGAAATAGACGGAACAGGCGGCAGTGCATTTATAAGATATTCGCAGCGTATAAATGCCGTAAAGCCAAACGTTACTGATTACTAACGAAAGGAACAGTAAAATCGTGTTTAACAGACGTCTCTTGTTCAACGGAGCCGGGGGGGAAGTGGCCCGGCAAGTTTGGTGATAACCGTTATCGACTATGATACAAAGCAACCTGTAGCAAACGCTATGGTAAGCTTGTACGACGAATTCGGCGCCTTTATAGCGAACCTCGGTTTTACAGACAATTCGGGGGTAATAATGTTTGCAGATTTTACGCTGTCGCCCGGCGGCTACTGGTTTCAAGCCGGCGCTACAGGCTATATGATAAACAGAGTTTCGTATACGGTTTTGAGTGAAGCGCCTATTAATGACGAGATAGAAATCGCGATTCAGAAACCGTTGATACCCCTCGACGAATAAAACCAAATACAGGGCAACACCCTGTATTTTTTTTTGAAATATTTCAAGAAAACTGTTGACAATATACAGAGGGGGGTATATAATATAGTCAAGAGGTAAGGGAAACACCTCAAAGAAAGGGAGTGAATACATGGTAACAGGCAGCGAGAAACAAATGAAATGGTACGAAGAAATTTTAAAGGAAGCCTATGACTATCTGGACGCAAGATATAACCATAAAATAGCAGACGAGGTAGAAAAACAGGCAGTAAGTTTAGTAAGGGCCGAGATGGAAAAGGCACTGAAAAATATAACCGAAGCCAGCCAGCTGATTGACAACCGCAGATTGTTTTCACCCGAACAGCTTAACCGCAATATTTGCATGGTAAGAGAGTATTTAAGAAATCAGAAGTAATTAAAGGGAGTAAATATAAAGGAGTTGGAAAAATGAGAACAACCTATAAAGAATACGGCTGTACTGCCAGTATCACGGACAAACAGGACGGAACAGCGCGCCTTATAGTGCGCAACCAATACGGCCAAAAAGTGAAAGACAGTATCCATAAAAACCGTGCCTGCGCTTTGGCAGCATGGCGTAGAATGTGCGATTAAGGAAGGTGCAGAAATGAAGAAAAAATTATTAGACTACATCCCGAAAAAATATAAAAATGCCGTGCGGGAATTCTATAAAGATTCGTGTGGCTATTGGTTGATTCTTAATGATGGCTATATCCTAGAAGATTACTATGGGGCGCATGTTATCCATGAGGATACTATAAACGGCACTTTAGCCGTCCTGCGTCAATGTGTTACAAAGGAGTGCTGCGATGCTAAAATTTAAAAAGGGCGGTTATACCCGTCACGATAGCGGCACGGTTTACAAAGTGAAAGACATTTTCCCTAACAAATATAACCCGCAGGTATTGTTGGTAAGCCTTGTAACCAGGAAGCGAACTTATACGCGGGTAATTCAAACCGACAAACTGGGCAACGAGTTTGCCCAATATGGGACAGGCTACGACATGGACAGGAGTTTTTTTCTATCATTGTTCCGATGAATTAATGTACAGCAGGGCTTCTGCCCTGCTCCTGTTATTACTCAAACTGGTTGTTTCCGTTTTGGAAATGGCCAGTAATAAAAGAAAGGCGAAAAAGATGTTGAAATTCAAAGAGAATGACATTGCAGCTCACTGTATAACCGGCCGTGAGTACCTTGTAAGAAGCATTAGGGAAAACAAGTGCGGTCAGCGAGTTGTAGAGCTTATAGGACACAAGTGCAACATTGTTCGCGAGATAAGGACGGATGAAAACGGCGACGAGTATATACTGGATGAAGTTAAGCTAACTGGCGGCGTTGGTGAAGAAGTTCGCATAGTACCAGTAGGCAACAAGTTTACGCTTGAAGCCCTCTGTGCAACGCGGGAAAAGTTTGACAAAATGGCCGAGCTTGTGGCACAGCGTTTGTCTGTCGACGAAAACGGCGAATTCATTATGCGCGAACTTACTACAGAAGAATTTGAAGAAATCGAAAAGGCTTTATATAAAGAGGGTAATAGGAAGGTAATAGCTACTACCCTTGAAGGAGATTAAGCATGGACAAATTGCAGGAATTAGCAGCACTGGTTTTTATAACACCGCTGTACGTCATAGCCACGGTAGCCATAGGGGCGCTGTATGTCATGGCGGCCGTCAAGGCCTTCCAGTTTATTAAGAAGAAGCTGGGAAAGTCAGAAGACGAAGACGCACGGGAATATAACCAGCGTCGGCAGAATTTATACATCTACATCCCGAAGCGGGGATATATTAGAGACCTTAACCATGATTGCAGCGAACTACTGTACACAGATAAAGAACACGAAGCTAAAGTTTTTATGTACATTGACGGTATTCGTGGAGTTTTAAGTTACATGAAACTTGTTAAAAACGCAGGTGTAACGCTGCCAGATTATTACATCGTTACTAATGGAGTCAAAGAAGAAGTTGCGAAAATTCATTTTTGAGTTTTAAGCCGTTTAACTTTTTGACAAGGGTAAACTTAGCGCGCCTGTAATAAAAACCGACAGCGGTCAACGTAGGAGTTGTGAGATGATGAAAATGTTACCAGTTTCGTTTTTGCTGGTGCTGGTCAGTCAGATATTTTTAACGACGGTTATAGTCCGTTATGACCACATGGAAAAATACGAAGCACAGTTACTAATCTTTGCGGCGCAATGCTGCTTTATCTGGTATCAGATAGCAATGTTTGAGTCAGCCAGCCGGAAAAAGTAACCCCGCTGCGTGTGGTATAATTATCTAAACCAACACGCAAAGGAGCTGATACTATGAAAGAGTTTTTTAACCTTCTGAAAGCTAACGGCATGATTATGAATTTAGTGTTCTTCATGGCCGTGGCTTTTATGCTGGGTGCCGCAGCTGGCATTGCAACCGCAAAATGACAAAACAAAAAGACTGCCAACGTTCGGCAGTCTTTTTGTTTTAGGGTCAGGATGGAATAAAATATATTGAAAAAGGTGTAGGTAGAAGAGAGCTTATGCTCATATATATTATACCTCTTCATCAGAAAAATGGCAACAAAAAAGCAGCCTTCCGGCCGCCTCTTTGTTTTCTAAATCGCGTCACTGATTTAAGAAAGGTGATGTATTTTGATTGCAGTCTCATTATACCAAATGTGTGATATAATGTAAACAATAAAAACAGAAAGGCGCCTGACTAATCAGGAGCCTTCCAGCTGTGGCAAGCCACAAAACAAACACAGTTCTTTTCGCCCCGTGTCGTCGAGATAAGAAGTTTTGTTGTACCGTGATTATTATAGCAGACTTAAAACCAGAAATCAATGAACCCGTGAAAAATTTTCACGACTTGGGAGCGGCGCCGCCAGTTCGGGCCGCCACTATCGCAGAAAGAGAGGTTTTGACAAATGGCACAACTAGGACTTTACGGCGGGTCAGTCACCGCCGGGGCCACAGACGGCGCGCTGCTGTCAACGGCGAATCCGCTAAAGTATGCAGGGGAAAAAGGCGCACTTGGAGACCCGGTAGCGTATGCCCTGCGCTGCCCGAACGGAGAGCACGCCTACGAAATAGCTATCAGCGTGGCGGGTACTAATCCGGATTGGGTGACGCTGTCGCCCGACAATATAGTGTGGCGTGAAGCTATCACTATTTCGCAGGTAGGAGACATCAACACACTTTTCTATGTGAAAATCAACATACCGGAAGGCGCGGAATATAACCAGACTATACTTAACACGCTGCTTATTAAATACCTCGAAACAACTACAACAATTTAGGGAGAGTGCAGAAATGGAGAAACTATATCATCTGGCCAAGAAGTTCAAGGCGTATCAATTCGACGGGGATTTGAAAAACTCCGATGGGTACTACTGCCCCGAATGGGTGCAGCAGGCGTTTGAACGTGACGAGCTGTTTTTCATCGGTCCAGAGCTTTACCTTGACCACTTCGAGAACTGCGGCCTAGAGCTGGAAAGAACGCATATCAGAGTTGGCGACTATATCACGCTGGATACGGAAAACATGAGAATTGACGCGTTCAGTCCGGCGCAGTTTAATCGTTTTTTTGAGGCGGTGAATATCAATGATTAAACCGGAGCTGCTGGAGTATATCGACGAGCTTAAAGCGTATATCACAGCTGACGGCGGCATTGATGTATTCAAGCTGAAAGAAACGTTTTATCACGATAACCCGGAAAAGGCGGGGAAAAAGTTAAAGCTCGACCATTACTATATTAAAACCAAAAACGGCCGAGAATACTATATCACCAATCCGCCGGAAGACTTTATCAATTTTTGCAAAAACAGCTAGGCGGTGATGGTATGAACGATGAAAAGACGCTTGAGTTTACATTCGAGCAGCTGCCCCCGGCCGTGTTGGGTCCCTTCCGCTTCGAGGGCATTCAAAGCTCAATCGACAACGAAAACACGTACACGCTTGAAATTGAAGTATTGGAACCGCCAAGACCGGAGCCAGTCCCGCCAGTAGTAACAGAACCTATCATTGTCAGCGGTAAGTATGAGGAAGTGCTCAACCCTTACGCGAACACCGACCCTATCGCTTATACGCTGTATCTTAATAACGCATGGGATGTAGCTGTCGACGCCGCCGGGAATATCGCCACTACATCGGGCGACTATGCAGTCGCACAGAACGCAGCCAACGCCTGCCGCCTGTTCTACGAAGACGCGCCGCTAGATATGACGCGCGGCATTCCGTACTTTGACATCACGCTTGGCAAAAAGTCTTCTGTATCAGCGTCGGTACTTAGAAGCCGGATAAAAGATATTGTCAGCGAAATATACGGCGTGACGGATGTAGAAGTTGCCATAGACTATGACAACGAGGGTCGCATAGATGGCGGTGAAGTGCAGATAACGACGCTTAACAGTAAGAATGTCACTATACAGATTTAACAGAAAGGAGCTGCGATAAATGGCAATAACATTTAACCCGGACACTGGCATTGTAGTAGAAGACACGGCAACTATTCGGGCGCGGCTGGTTGAGCAATGGCAGAAAGCCTTTGCCGTTGACCCGACAAAACCTCTGCTTAACACCGAAACCGAAACCCCGGCCGGGCAGCTTATCGACGGTCAGGCAATCCTGATAAATCAGAAAGACAGCGCGCTGCTCACGCTGGCCAACCAGCTAAACCCAAAAACGGCGGCAGGCGTTTTTCAGGACGCACTGGCAAACATTTACTTTCTGACACGGCACGTCGCCCAACCGACTTACGTCACAGGGAACATCAAGGGTGCGTATGGTACTATAATACCCTATGGCGCGCTGGTGCAGGACGTGAACGGGTACACGTTTCTAAACACCACAGTCACTACGATTGATGAAAACGGCACAGCTACGGCGGTTTTCCGCTGCACACAGTATGGACCTATCGAAGTAGGCCCGAACACGCTTACAAAAATCATCACTGCGGTACCGGGCTGGGACAGTGTAACAAACGACGCTTCTGGCGTTACCGGCAGAAACAACGAGACGCAGGCCGAATTTGAGCAGCGGCGGGCTGAAAGCGTATCGAAAAACGCGCATGGCACAGCGTCGGCAGTACAAGGAGCGGTTAGCGACCTTGACGGCGTTGTAGCCTGCGAGGTAGTCGAAAACAGGGGCGATAACGTTATCACCAAAATGGGAGTATCTTTATCGCCGCATAGCCTGTATATAAGCGTCTACGGCGGCGAGCCAGAAGACATCGGCAACGCTATACATCAAAAGATAGACGGCGGCTGCGGAACGAACGGCAACACTAAAGTCGATGTTATCGACCCAACGACGCAGGCCGAGAATACGTACTACTACCAGATACCCGAAACTATCAACATGGGTATATACGTTACTATCAGGAAAACGTTATCCCTGCCTACAGATTATGAAAGCTTGATAAAAAAGGCCGTGCTGGCCAACTTCAACGGCGAGACTATCGACTATAGCCGCGTCAAGATGGCACAAGTTTTGTACGCCAGCCGCTTTTATAAAAGCGTAATTCAGACGGGCGTAAATGACTTCGTAGGCGTGGAGCTTCAATATCCTGCTGACGGTAGCCGTGTAGATAGCATTGAAATTCCGGCGGATGAAATCCCGGTGCTTTCAGAAGATAATATAACCGTCGTTGCGCTGCTGGACGCTTAGGGGGTCAGAACATGGATTTTCGAGGCAATGAAGACGTAAGGGCCTGCGATAACATACGCGAGGAAAAGCAGCCGTATCTGCTTTCGCAGTATTCTGCAAGTCCTACCATTTACCAGATACTAGCCGACTTCCGGGAAAACATTGACCCCACGCCGGATATCTGGACCTTTTACGACAACGTATTTAACATTGCGACGGCGCAGGGCGTAGGGCTGGACATATGGGGCGCTATCATAGGCATGGACCGTACTATATATGACCAGTCAACCAGCACAAAGATAACACTTGATGATGAAGGATATAGGAAGCTGCTTTATTATAAAGCACTGGCGAACATCACAGACGCCAGCTTGTATACACTGAATTACATGATAAATCAGCTGTTTCCTGACTACAGTGTTACGGTTTTAAATGTCCTCGTCGAAAAGCAAACCGAAGATGGGATGTATTACAATTCGTACCCAATGCACGTCAGATTTCTTTTCAAGTCGTATCTGTCAGATGAAGACCTAGCTATATTCAAAGTTGGTGGCCCGCTGTGCGTAGGTGCTGGCGTCGGCTGGGATTTGGTAATGATAGATACATCGAACGTATTCGGCTTTGACGGCAGCGGATTACAGCCATTCAACTGTGGCGTATTTATGCCTGACGGCGGAATATTCGTTCCGGACGATGAAGAAACCATATCAGATTGAATGTTTCACGTGAAACATTAGATTGCGTCACTAGATTTTAAAAAGGGGCACAGACGGCGCGACGTGGCAAACCCTGCTCGAATTCATCGGGTCGCTGACGATGGACGAAGTGCAGGACGCTATAGACACGTCTATAGGGGAGATACCCAAACCGAAGCCGGTCAGCATGGGAGCTTATTCAACTGTAGGCAGCAGCGGCGTGGCCGCTACAGATGGCTTTATAACTTCAAAAAGTTATGATAACACATCTATAACGGCGTACGTCAACGGCCTACAAGTCATGCATACGGCAGGCCGTAGTAAATACGGCCAAGGTGCTTGTTCTATTTCTTTCCCGGTCCCTAAAGGGACGTCATGGAGCGTTAGCGGCGCTAATTATGTAAGATGGTTGCCACTTTCTGAATAAAAAGGGGCGATAACTATGAGCGTCAACGAACCGCTGTATAACTTTGCGCGGGCATTCGCAGACCAAGGTACTAAAAACATCATCCCGGACAGCAACAACGAAGCGTCCGGACTTGCAAGTCTTATCAACGGCTTTCCGGCCATAACACAGGTTAAGCCAGAAATGGGCGGTATCCCACCGCAAAGGGCATTATTGGGGGAACACAAAATCTAGTGCAGCAGCTAATACGTGGGCTTATAGTATCGCACAAGGCGCCACGATAGAGCTTACCAGCAGCGGCGGAACAAAGTTTAGCAGCTGCGCCCTACAGGTAACGCTTGGAAACTAAATCAATCAGAAAGGATGTTAGACACATGGAACATTACTCTAATGTTGTCAAGGCTATGATAGCGCGCAGCAAGGCCAGAGCGGCAGATATCGCCGACAAGATACAGGCCCGCGCTTATTATCAATTTCAGTACGTTCCGCCAGCAGGACCACTGCCCGGATACGCTATGGAGCAGCAGACAGAGGACGCGATAAATGAGATAGGCAACATCGCCTATTCGTCAGACGAGATAGCGCGTGAAGCGCGAGAGATTGCGCAGCAGGCTTACAACGCAGCGCAGGCAGCTATAGAAATGGCCACTAATGCCATAACAGCTGCGCAGAACGCACAGCAAACAGCGGATACTGCGCTTAATACTGCGAACACGGCAGTAAGCAAAGCGAACAACGCACAGGCCAGCGCAGACGCTGCACAGAAGGCGGCCGACGCAGCGCAGAAATCAGCGAACGACGCTCAAACGTCTGCTAACAATGCGCAGTCTACGGCTGATACTGCCATTGAAAACGCTTCACAGGCACTATCAGCGGCTAACGAAGCTAAATCGTCTGCCGACCAGTCTAACCAGCGATTAGACGTCTTGGAGCCTATAGTTGATACTCTGCGCTGGTACGAAAACATCACAGATAACATCGACTTCAATACACATGTAGAGCTGGAAAGGGCGTTCCTTCAAGGCACGGCCAACACGCACGGCCCTGTTGCGGGTCCGGGCTGGCTGGATGTTGACGACGACTATAATGAAACCTATATCCGGCAGAAGTTTATCGCACAGGCTAACGGCGCATGTTATGTTCGCTTCGGCACCATTGTACCCGACAGTAGCCCTATCGAGGTAAGCAGCTGGACAGGCTGGGTAAAATATGCGCTGGCCAGCGAATTGACTTCTGCGGTCAAAACGATTAATAACAATATCACATCAATCAATGGAGAAATCACCACTATTAAAGGTAATATAACTAGCATTGAAGGCGATATCACAGAACTTCAAGAAAGTCTTGGCAATGCCGAGGGGGACATTACGACCGTAAAAAATGCGCTGGACGCGCATAAGGCCGATTACAACAACCCGCATAAAGTAACTGCCGCACAGCTGGGACTAGCGACGGTTTATAAATACAAGGGGTCCGTTGAGACATACGCCGACCTGCCGACCAGCGGCCAGAAAGTAGGCGACGTTTACAACGTCAAACAGGCAGACCCCAACCACAAAATTAAAGCGGGCGACAACGTGGCATGGGACGGGACAGCGTGGGATATCTTGGCCGGTGATACCGACCTTAGCGGCTATGCACAGCTTAATTCTGCTAACACCTTTACGGCGGCGAATACTTTTCGTGCTAACATTGCAGTTTCTAACGGTACAGCGGCCGGAACGGGCGGGAGTATTAGTTTTGGAATTTCTCCGACCGGTGAAACTGTTCAGGCAAGAATAAGCGCCGATACATTAGGTGGATTGTTTTATAATACTAGTACCAATCAGCCGCACATATTCAGAACCGGTAATAACATTGATAGTTTCGAAATAAGAGATAACGGAACAACAACGACTTTTTCTAACAACAACAATATCTTTGCAACTGTTGTTGACGCTTCCGGCGTTGCTAAATGGCTGGGCAATGCAAACACAGCGACGAAGCTTGCCACAGCCCGCACTATTAACGGCGTACCGTTCGACGGGACGCAGAATATCACCATAGAAGCTGGACAAGGTGAATTCTTGCCCCTGACAGGTGGCACGGTAACAGGACCGATTTACTTACCGTCTACCACTCCTACTACCGACACGCAGGCGGTAACCAAAAAGTATGTTGATGATAGCGTGGCCGGGGCTGGTGGCGGCGACGTTACGGCGGCAGGAGATAACTACTTTACAGGAAAGAACACATTTAATAGACCTATAACAGTGAGGGACGGCGAACTTGCTGGCATTGGTGGAACTATCACATTAGGCACGAAGCCTAATAGCGCAACAACGCAAGCAAAGATAAATTCTGCTGCCACCGGAGCAATGTATTATACAGCTACAGAAGGACTGGCACACTTTTTCAATGTTGGCACAGCAGAAGTTGCCACAATAGGCGGCACTGCAACGACGGCTACACTTGACTTTTTAGCTAATAGTATTCTAAAGTATAGCACTTCAAGTGGTTTAAGAGTAGGTGGCGGCGGTACAAGCCAAATCATAGGTTTTTACCCCGAGGCAGCCGATAACACGGCAGGTATGCGGCTTTCAAATCAAGCAGAAGCCATTAGCACTGACTACAGTATATTTTCTTTACAGAATAATTCTGCTATCAGCTATACGAAAAATGCAGCCTTGCAAGTTGGAAACTTTAAGATATTAGAAGTTGACAGAAATAACAATAATGTAACTATAAAGGCAGACAGTAATGGGCAGATACTATTCACGCCGAACAACCTAGCCAGCAACACAAGCAGCATTGATAGCAATGGTAACTTTTATATATCACAGGGCTTAACGGTTGGCTCAACGTTAAATACTGGCACGTCTAACGGCGTTATTCGAGCTGGGAACAATGAAAGCTGCCTTTACTTTACAGGTACTGCGGAAAATACTTACTACGCAACGCCGAATACTGGTAATACTATCAGTTATCAATCAGCGGCTAACATCTATTTGATTAACGCCGCAATAAATAACGCAACAAGTCTTACGATGGATTTTTCGAGGATGAACTTCAAGGCCACTGTAGGCAGCACGCCATACATGTGTAAAACTTTGACTTTCTGGATTCCAACTGGCGCAACTGCACCTACTGTTACATGGAAGTTTCCGAGCGGTGCAACGGTTTACTACCCGAATGGCGTAGCTCCGGCATTGACGGGGAATGCCAACAACATCATTAACGTGGTCGCTATCGTTGATGATACGGATAGCTTTAGTATCCAAGTCTGTGACGTGGTAGCGGCTAAAAGGAGAGTGAGAATATGAAGTACACAAGAACAGTATACGTTTATAAGGGAGAGCAGTATAAAACTATCACCGAGATACGCCGTTTGCCGGACTTGATGAATACCTCTATCCCGAATAACCCGACGGATGAACAACTTGCAGCGCTGGGCGTAACGCGCGAGGAAGCAATGGTGTCACTGGCAGAAGCGAAAAGCATCAAGCTTAACGAGCTGTACGGGATTTATGAGCTCCTGCGTGATAAGCCAACGAAGTACAAGCAGGGCGACAGGACATTTTACTTCGACCGCACGGCCGCGGATATTAATAAATTCAATTCGGCCTATAGCGTAGCTCAAATAAAAGGAGAGCAGGGCTTTGGGGTCAAGGACGAAGAAGGTAACAGTGTATGGGTGATGTTGTCGAAGTCCGACTTTGAAAGCGTACTGCTTATTAGCAGCAACGAGCAGACGGAAGCATATAACACCTTCTATGCGCTGCGTAACAAGGTGGAAACGGCCGAAACGGTCAAAGACGTTATAGCGATTGTTTGGCCAAACATCTGGCCAGAAAGCAAATAAAGAAAAGGCCCCGAATTTCGGGGCTTTTTTTATGTAAAGGCGAAATAAAAGTGTTGACAATATACAGAGGGGGGTATATAATATAGGCATAGAACATAGAAAGGAGTGATTACGTGCAAGTAAAAAGCGATATAATTCAGGACGTTATAAACCGAGCTAAAACAGCAGTTAGAAACTTCGGGGAGAACGCACAAGTTGAGCTTCCGGCCGAACTGGTCAAAAACATCTGCCAGAACTTGAACGCCGAACGGTATCGACTGGCCAAGCTCAACAAGAAGTATTCAGCTTTAAAACAGCAAGTAAAAAGCGAGGTGAAAAAATGATAGGCAAGTATATCAATCAATTTATGGCCGACAACGAGTTGTTAGTCAACGAAGAATTTTTCATAAAAAACACGGATGGAAATAGGGTACTAATCGGCTGTGCTGACCGTTACAAGATAGAAGACATTGACGGCGGAATATTAACAGCCGTCGTAATGAACGAAAAAGATAAACCGCCTGCTATGCTTTTAGAATCTGCGCTTATCGACCTGTTAAGGGAAAACTACTTCATTGAAAAAAAGCCTTTTTATCCAGCTGTCGGAGAACGTTATTACTTCGTCAGCCCAACCGGTCGGATAGAAGAAAAAATTTTTAGTGGAACGGCGGAAGGCTTTTTGTTGTGCAAATACATCGGCGTTTACAAAACCGAACAAGCAGCGATTAAAAATGTTTCGCGTTGTCTGAAATTTTGGGAAGAAGTAAGAAGAAAATGAAGATTGAAGATATAAAACTTGAAACGTGTCCTTTCTGCGACGGTGAAGGGGAGATAATTCACAGCAAGCCGGATGAAGGTTACATCTATTCAGAAAGCGTGTACGCTTTTGTAAAGTGCAAAAAATGCAACGCATGTGGACCTATTACAGATGTTGATTATAACCATGCTACAAGCGGAATTCCGGGGCGACTGAAAGCAATCGCCAAAGCTATTGAGCTGGCCGTAAAGGGCTGGAATCGTAGAGAAGGGAGTAAGACGAATGGGTAAAGTATATACAAGTTTAACTCATCGGTGGATAGAACAGTTACTTAGAGACATTAACGAAACATATGACCTAAACCGCTGGCGTATCGTAAGTGTTTTTCACGACGGCCGTGACTATGTAGCTGTTCTCGAACGGGATAAAAAGAAAGGAGAGATATAACGATGTCACCAGATGAAAGAATCAAGGAGCTAAAGAAGCAGGGCTATATCTCCGGCGTGATGGCCGGGAAAAGGATTTGGGAGCGTATGCAAGTTATTCCGGACTTAAGCGCCTATAACTGGCACAAGCTTTATAAACACCTTATGGACAACGCGAAAAAATATGTAATGGCCGAGCCAGTAGACGTATATGGTACTTTACGCTGGTACTACAATGAAAATGACTTGTTAAACTGGATAGTTGTCAACCTTAATAACGGTTACTGGTTGAATCGTCATTTCTTAAAGAAGGAGACCGAGAAATGCTAAAAAAGGGAAAAGGACGGCGAAATAAATGTCAAAAAGGTTTGAAGTCGGAAAGTATGCCATAGATAACAAAAGCAAAGGCACAGCTGGCCCGCAGAGCACGATTTATAAAGTAGTGAGCATAGAGAACGTAACTTCTGGAGTTACATATGTTATTTTGCAGAAAAAACTGTCTAATGGTAAAAAAATTAATTTGTGGCGTGAAATACGTTTTAACAACCTGAAAGACGAAGAATTCTGCTGCTATGGACGCAGAGGAAAGAAAAAGCGTCTTGGATATGGATATATAGCACCCTATGACAAGGAGAGTGTATAAGATGAAAAAAGTTACAGCAGAAGTCATTGAACAATATGTCCATGATATTACTAATATAAAGGTGTATAAAAAATGAAAGTAAGCGAAATTAGAAGTCTTTGCAAGAGCCACCATTATCAATTAATAGGCGCTCGAACTGGCAGAAAACTTGCTAACAACTGGCAAAGCTCACAGGAAACACAGGCTAAATATGACGATTGTTTAACAAGCGGAATTTTTCCGAGCATGAAAATTAATACTGATATTGTCAATATGCCAAGTTACGTTTTCCCCATAATTTGTATATGGGTAGTAGACAAGTAAAGGAAGGTGTAGAAATGATTGACTATGAAAAACTGTTAGACGCTTTAAAAACTATTCAGGATGAATGTGCTAAATACAAATTCTGTACAGATTGCCCCTTTTTCGTTCATAGTGACGATAACAACTGCGGCATTCTCTCTAGGAATCCTGTCAACTGGAAGTTGAATAAAGTCCACGTTATAAGGTTGATTAATCAATGAAGACTATCTGAAAGGATGATGAAGAAATGGAAATCAAAATTAAACTACTACCGGGCGGAAAAATGCCAACTAAAACACATAGAACAGATGCTGCGTGGGATTGCTACGCGAGACATGACACCACTGTAGTTATAGACCATATTTTGAAATGAGTCATTTAAAAATCATAAAATGCGAAAACTGTGGATGTGATACTAAAATTTTTCACAGACAAAGGTTAAAAGCAAAACATAACTTCTGTTCTAAAAAATGCGCTGGAGAATGGACAAACAAGCAAAATCTGAATTGTACTTGCCCAATTTGTGGAAAGAAATTTCACGTAAAGCAAAGCAGACTTGCAAAAATGAAGCTGTTGGCGTGTTGCTCGCGAGAATGTAACAAAAAGTATCGCAGCTTATACATGACAGGAAAAGGCAATCATCAATATGGATTAAAAGGCAACAAAAATTCGTCTTTTAAAAACAAACCTTTGCCAAAGAAAAACGGCAGTCAGTGTGATATATGGGTATATTGCCCTGACAATCCGTATGCGAACAAGAGCGGTCGAGTCAGATTACATAGACGTATCGTTGAAATATATGCAGAACATTTTGAACGAAAGTTTTTTGATGAAGTAAACGGCAAACTTTATCTAAAAAAGCACCTATACGTCCACCATATCGACGGCAATCATAATAACAACGAGTTCACTAATTTACAAATTGTTACCCGCGCAGAACATAGGCGCCTTCATAATTTAATGAAGGCGCCGACAAGAGATATTCTTACGGGTCGCTTTATAAAAACAAAAGGAAGTGATAAAATGCAAATTAAATTCAAAAGAACACACCCGGACGCAAAAACGCCATACCACGGAACCAAAAGTGCCGCCGGGTATGATTTGTACGCTGTAAGCGTCGAAGAGTTACCACATAACGTTATCAAGTATCATACGGGCATAGCTGTAGAAATACCAGAAGGGTATGTTGGTTTAATTTTTCCTCGTAGCAGCATAATAAAACAAGGTTTATCTATGTCAAACGCTGTTGGCGTCATCGACTCTGATTTTAGGAACGAAATGTCAGCCGTATTTTATAAAAACTCTGACAGCGAGGTATACAAGCCGGGCGACCGAGTTTGTCAGCTGGTTATCATGCCTATTCCTGCTATCGAGTTTATAGAAGTGGACGAGCTTTCAGAAACCGAACGGGGAGCGAATGGCTTCGGCAGTACGGGGGTAAGATAAATTGATTGAGTACGTAAAAGTTAAACATAACGAAGAATGTTATATTTGCCATTCGAGGGAGAATGTAAAAACGCTTCGAGTGGCTGCCGACGGTAGTAATGCCGCAAATACCATTGCTTTCTGCTACAAATGCGCGGGAGCAGTCAGCAGAATATTAAATATTCCAATGACTTTTGAAAGGTCGTTGGATGGTGAAGTTGTATGCCCGCATTGCAGAACGATTATCGGTTTTGATGATGATATCGGCTATTTTTATGACAACACCTTTTACTGTGAGTATTGCGGCCAACGGCTGAAAAAGGGGGGAAGAAAATGACTAAACAGGCTTTTATTGAAATGATTGAAAACATGCCGGATAACGCTGAACTTGTGGTATCTAACTATACCATTGGTTTTGTAGTGACTGACGTAGAATATGACGAACTCTGGAATCAGATTAGATTGAGTGGCGAATAAAAGTAGGGGGTGTAGAAGTGAAAAAGTATAAAGTGCAGCTTATTCAAACATATGTTTTTGAGTATGAAGTAGAAGCCGAAAACAGGGCGCTGGCAGAAGTTAAAGCAAAAGAACTCTATAAAGACTATAAAAACAGCAATGATTTTTTCACTCCTTCGGATGTATCACATGTAAAAGACACTTTTAAAATTGTACCCGCTGTATTGGTTGATATAAGAGAGGCGCTGTGCAAAGAGTGCGCACAAAAGGAAGGTAAGTAGTATGACTAACTTAGACAAAATGCGTACAATGTCCCCGGAAGAGCTGGGGACATTTTTGTCAAACCTAGTAACTATAGAGGATTGTTTTGAATGCCCTATACGCGATGTTTGCAATGAATGTATGGTAAACCCCAACAACGAGGCATTTCACACATGCGAACTGTCGTTTTATCACTGGCTGCAACGGGAGTATAAGCCGGGATACTTTGAAAACCAATAGGAGAGTAGCGCCATGATTACCGCAGAAAGCAAAGCAAAGTTATTTGAAAAAACCTACGACGCCTATTTGTTAGCGCAATCTGTGACGCGCGTCTATGGCGTTGAAAGCCCCCCCGGTCAAAGCGCAATGAAAAAGCTGCGCGCAGAGATGAAAGCCTGTAGTGACAGGGACTTGCTGGAAGAATACTTAGACTATCAGGACCGGGAGAATAAGCGGATAGAATCTATCTGGGGAGAGTGGTAAGCTTGCGTAACTATGATTACAAAGAACAGATACAACGCCGGAAAGAGCTTCAAAAAATGGACTTTATATCTGGCGTACAGGCTGGGCGATTGATTAGGCACTTTCTTAATACGTTCGAGCCTGATATAACCGTAAAACGCTTTAGAAAGCGCTATAAGGAACTGCAAAAAGACCTTCGGGAAGATGTGCCGCACAAGGTACTATATAGCAGCAGGGGTACACGGTATTACTGGTTGCAGGAAAACGTGCTATCCTTTCTGCGTAATCGAATTAATATAAAGGCAGAAGTCAAATGAAAACGGCATAAATAAAACCCCTCGAATTTGAGGGGTTTTATTATTTCTTCCGGGCCAGCGGCCGACCTATACCCGGTTGGCGGCAGTCATTACAGTATGTATACATTCGCTTCCCGTCCGGTCCTTGGCGGTGATTAGAAACCGACCAGCCAGAATCACGGGCAAAGGTTATCAGTTTTCCCATAGTAGTAAATTTCGTTTTTAATAATTTACCGCAGTTTTCACAGACACAACCTGCTATAAACACTTAAATCACTCCTTATTTATTCGATAATGCTTTATTGCGGCAAGACATGCAAAGTGCCTTACCTGTCTTTTCTACTGATATCCTGCGCACAGTTTGCGATATCTCAACGCCACAATTTAAGCACATATACGGACTAGGCGCGCTTCTGACATTTACAGCGCCAGAATTGCCGCCAGAAGGTTGCGAAACGTTCCGCGCTTGTGATTGCCCTTGCGGGGACGGTTGGACGCCTCTAGGGACAGCCTGTGCGTTCTGTGCAGGTTTTTGAGTATATTGTACAGGTACTTGTGCCGCTTCCGGGTGCTGCTGGAGATAAGACGCTTTTAAACTGGCCGGATAGAAGAAACGGCCGTAGCCGTTGGCGTCCAAAATAACCAGTTCTGTAATCTCTCTATCATCGTTATAGGCGATATGCCCAACGTGGAAGCTTACCCCAAAAGCGATTTTGATTTTTTTACCGTCTATAGACGCTTCGTTCTTGGCCAAGTTAAATGTGATATTCGGCGCTGTATAAAGTTCGCGACCAGAACCCCAATTTACAGCGGCCCTTTTAAAGCAGTCAGATGCACGGCCTTTTTCTGCCTGATAGTTGGACGCTACACCTACGTCTTCTTTGCAGACCCAACATTTTTTGTCATGGTCCCATACCTCAATCGAACAGAAAAGCTCGTTGTTTATCAGCGTGTGTTTGCGCTGCCAGTTCATCGGCCCGAACATTGCGTCAAGGTACTTCATATCAACACGGGCGTTTTTATAAAGCAGCAGCCGACATTTGACGTATGAGCTGTTGTTATAGTTCATCTCCCGCAAGTCGTCGATACGTACATCTATATCGCTGGCTTTCAACAGCGGGAACTTGATTTCATCAGTCATAACAATCACCTACCCTTTATTTGATATTTTAAGTTCGATACCGTGATGATAGTAAGCCTCTTTAATCGCCATTGCGTAAACGTCTGGCGGTGGGGAATCCTGCCCCGCTATGCCGTATTCTTCACACAGCTGACGGAATGTGCAGCCTATCTTTTCATTCATCACAAGCGCAACAAACTTCTGGAGCGAGTTTACAACGTAGACTTCATTAGGTCCGTAAGGCTTTTTGTTTTTGTCCATGTGTCGAAGACATACTAACATCAGAACACCCCCAACACTAGAATCAATACAAACAGCCAGAATTCAGGTTCATATACACGCCTTGGATTTAATATGAAAAACACTACATCGGCCAAAGCGTCAATCACACGCCAGAACGGCCGAGCGATAAAACTATCATAGGCCACGCACAACAAGCCTATCCATATCCATTTTTTACTTACTTTATTCAAATTATTCACCTGCCTTTGATATGATTATACAACTTTAGTACCAAATAATCAAGAGGGGGTATAAAATAAATTTTAAAATATAACCCCGACCGACAAGCAGCCGAGGTCATACCGGAGGAAGAATGAAAAAATGAAGGGAGAGAGGCAGACAAGTTAGCTACCGTTATTAATATAACACATAAAAAGAAAAGCGCCATTCTCCGAGTACGAACCAGAGATGGCGCTTTCCCCGTCTGGAACACCGCTTTATACTACCCTTGTTCTGGGTCCCTGTATCAAAGCGCAGACTAATTGAAGAACGATATATTTATTAGGAGTTGCACAAGTAAATTTTAACCCCAAACCGTGGCAGTGTCAATATAAATTTTTTTCGTGTAAGAAAATCCGCGAAAAACGGAGTAAAACAGAGATTAGCGGAGATTTCTGGAGCTGGGGGGGAAGAGATGCGCTAAAATTTAAGATTGACGCTTCCGGCGGCAGCGACTATAATCAAAGAAGGCAAAAAAAATAGAAGCCGTTTTAAAATGCTCACTAGACATTTAAAACTTCAAACCGTTTAAAACTTCAAACTGTGACTTCATAAGGCCAGTGTATACCGGTTTATGACTTCTACAACTACATGAACTCGATTTTAAAAAATCTGAATCATGGAGCCTACTTTAGTTTTGCCCAAAACAGGGCCGGTTTAAGCTTCTGTAACTATTCTATCAATATCGACATACATTGTCAACAATTATATAAAAGCAAATGGCGACTTTATCTAAAACTAAATAACAGAAACCGCTTTAACAGCGACTAGGCGTACACAGACCTAGTATAAAAAACTGTTGGTCCTGCAATGTGCCAAGTATATAAAATCATTGCCCCGCATGTATGAGCGCAGATATAAGTACATGTGCTGTATAGGTTATGATAAAGGGCCTATACAGGCGAGACGGCAAAGGCCTATCGTGGTACCGTGTGCAGCGGTTAGGGAGCCATACCCTATAAAATGCACGGCTGGCGGCTACGGGTGCGAAAGCACGGGGGAAAAGCACAGAGCTAGGACGTAGAGGTGTGATGATGTGCAGTATTTGCCAAAACCTATACAGCGACGGCGGGGACTACCGTCTTTACTTTATAGAAAATCCCTTATTTACGCGATTAAGACATACTATATACTTGTCTTTTTCGTGGTAAGGGGTTTCTATGCCTACCAGCTCAAACAGGGACATCAAAAACCATCAAAGCCTGTGGACAAATGCACTATAGTGTATTAATATATACTTATGTAGATACACGCAAGGAGAGTGCAAAAGATGAATCAAGAGAGAAAATATGAAGATACTTTCAAAGTCCTGCCCAAATGGACAGCAGGCAGAAAGCTGCTACTAAAGAAGCTGGAAGCAGCTACACCGCTTAATCGGTTTATAATTAAGAAGATTTACAGCGAATACAGCAAAAAAGGTATCTGGCCTGCTGAACTTGCACGACGTTCCGGTGTAAGATATGGTACGCTGTCCAAGTTTGAAGTAGGCAGAACGGAAACTTTATCGATGAAAAACATCGCTAAAGTTGCTAGTGGCTTAGGAATGACCGTTTCAGAGTTTTTCGAGGGGCTGGAAGACGAGCCGGGATATAGTGAATATATCGACAGGGATAAAAATTCAAAATAAAAGTGTTGACAATGTATATAGGGGGGTATATAATATAGACAAAGAAAGGGGGGAACAATAGACGAGACCCAACAAAAGAATAATAATACAGAAGGTACGAAAAATATTAAGCTGTGATATAGCGGCTGCTATATTTATCCTGTATGGAATATGGCTTTTATATTTATTAGTAAGGGGGATTGAATGAAGAAAAAAGAGATGTTTTTGTTAGCTTGTCTGGCTATCGTCATGCTGGCAGCAGCCGCAGCTGTTATCTCCTTTGGGTGGAGCTACGGCGGGGCATTGGCAGAAGCCATTGTTGAGCGCGATATATGGCGTTCAGGTATGATTGTGAGGTGATGTAAAGTTGCCAATGATAAAACAGTATGACTACGTAAACGCTTACTGCGTGAGCGTGGCCAACCGTGAAGACCTAGAAAGTGTAGTAACATTCGCTTACAACTATAGTGAAGCCAGAGCATTAGCGAAAAAGTTTTTTAAAGAGCGTGACAAAAGTGTAGGATATTCGCTTCTACGAGCGCAAAAAATAATCGGTGACGTTCCGAAAGACCTCAACGGCAAGTTGTGCGCCAGTAAGACAGATGAAGGATATTCGCTTTTAGAAAAAAACGGTTACGCTTTTGAGTGATTAGTTAGGGGGTCAGGGAATGAAGGTATTGGATAATTTAAGAGAGACATTGGGCTATGGTGGCGTTAAACTTCCACCGCTCCAAGAAGTGAAGCCGCAACATCGGCTTGGCAAGTTTGGAGACTATGAAAACGCTTTAGACGACCTTTGCATAAATGCTTTAGAAAATCTTACGCCGGAGCAGCGGGAAATCATCTTCCGCCGTTGCAGCCGAAAAATCAGGAGCTATAGCAAGATGAAACATCTTTGGGCAGTTTTTGGAGTAGGCGGCTTCCACCGGTTTTATATTAAGGACTATGTAGGCGGCGCTGCAATGCTGCTAACTGGCGGCGGCTTCCTGTTCTGGTGGCTTATTGATATGTACTGGGCCAAGAAAAAGCTTAAAGAATACAATTCAGACATTGTTATTCAAGCGTTGGACGACAAAGGTTATATCTAAAAATTGAAAGAGGTGTAGTTATGATTATTACAAGAGAAAATCTAAATGAAGAAGTTTCAAACTTAAACGACGAAATTTTAAATTTAGAGAAAAAATATGGGGTCAACATTATTGCACTGGCACAAGTTGAAAGTTTGGACACAGAAGAAGCAAGTGGCTATTTAGTCATGGCTAACCGGGTAAGTCTCGACAGGTGTATTAATAGCGTTGTTCAATTACTGTGTTCGGCACAGGAAGGCTTTGGCATTAAACCAGAGATGTTTTTGGCAGAAGCAATCAAAAGAACAGTAACTAATGAAAGGGCTTTTTATGATGAAGAAGTCCCCCCCGAAAATGCGGGTGAGACTTTTAAGAAAATGTTGATAAAAGAGGTCGTAGAAAATGAGCATTGACGAGGCCAGACGGGAAGCGATAATCAATAAGCTTAAAGAGCTTGAAGAATTTTTAGAACCAGAAGGTGCGCATTTTGTTCTACATCTCTTTACTAGCAGAGACGTTACAAAAGAAAGCTACAGCCTGTATAACAACTGTAGCTTGAAAATTCTGGCCATGTCTCAAGCGAGAATTGAAAACTATATTGAACAGCTTGGTAAGATATCGCTAAAACACCATAAGGAAAACGTGGAAATGATGAAGCTTGTGGATAAATTAATTGAAAGCATACAATCTGGCAAAAAACTGTCCACAGAGCTAGAGGGCGACATGGTAGAACTATTGAAGGCTTTAAAAGCCGAACGAAACGACGCAGGCAGCAAGAAAAATTTATATAACTAATTAGGGAAGTGTATAGCAGGCCGCACAAGCGGCCTGCCTTGCTGCAAGAAAGGGGAATAAAAATGACTACTACCAACAGGACCAGCAGAACCAGAAGAAAGAGAAACACCGGAACATTAAATGTCAAGATAAACGCCTGCCAAGAGTGCGGGAACAAAAAGCCCCGGCTTAAAGTTGACAAGAAATTTTTCATCCAGTGTGAAAGCTGTGGCAAGGTTTTATATGGCAGCGTACAAGATGGCATATTGGAGCTTGTTAAAAAGTGGAATGCGAGAAATAGCGGGAAATGATTAATGTCAGGAAGGTTAAGGCAGCAGGTTTATGTGATTGCTGTGATAAGAAAAAGGCAGCATATGAAGTGTATTGCCGCATATCTTTAGGAAGTTTTTTTATCCCAAGCAGCTACAAAAATAGTCAGATATACCTATGTGAACCATGCCTAAAAAAGCTTTCAGAAAAAATCGCTAAACAGCTACAGAATGAAGGTGATTGAGTGTTTAATGAAGAAAGAATGGTTGCAGACGGTACTATATTATTTGCCGTTTACGACGAGGACGACCCGGAGAAAAAGCCCATATTAAAGCTGGATAGTAAGAAGACAGCTAAGGTTATAACAGCGTTACTTAACGCCGATAGGGAACAGAAAAGCAAATTCTCGCTGGCGTGTATGGATGCTGCCAAGAGACTTGGTTGTTGTCCAGCCTGTGAAAGCTCTAACGTTGAATCAGTTATGCTTCTGTGTTATCCACCTATTATTGATTTAAGGTGTAAAAAATGCGGGTGGCGGTCAAGGTAATTTGCAAATTGCATTTTTTGCAAATTGCAATTTCTGTCGCTAGTCCTCTGCGAATTGTTTTTGCACAGCTCCCTACGATATAATAAATAAAAAGAATCGTAGGGGGCTTTAACATGGCTGAAACGTGGAATAATATAAGATATGTTCTAGACAGATTTTTTAAGGTCGATATATGGGCATATGCCGTAGTGATATGGACTTTGGGCAACGAGACTTTCGGGCCGAATTTTTGGGGCGTCGTTATATTAGCGCAGCTGATGATAGTCTTTGATACCATACTTAAATGGGTGTACTTGAGTAAAAAGTATATCCATGACACGTATCAGCCGAACGACCCGCTAGAAAACATCAGTCTGCGAAAAGCGATTTGTTATTTTTTCAAAAGCGAAACATGGCAGAAAGGCTACCTAGAAAGCCGGGGCTTTAGCCGCATACTTGAAAAAATGCTGCTTTACAATGCAACAATCATAGTAGCCTTTTATGCCGCCAAAGTCATACCGCCCATACACGCATTAGGTATAAATCTAGTCGCTTCCGACATTCTGCCGGGAAGCGTGTCAATAGTTGTTTTTATGGTCGAAATGACCAGTATCAACGAGAATCTAGTTGAGCTGGGCTATAGCAGCATAGCTAACGCAGTCAAGCGTGTGCTTGACTATATGTTGGATAGAGTGTTTCCGAAAAGGGGGAATTGATATGCAGATAAGCCGCGAAGATTGCAAGCTGGTAACGCTGACAGACATTGCAGCAGAAGCTAGAGCGTGTTCAGCGCATACCATAACTGGACACTGGACAGCTGGCAGATACAAACAGTATTTCAATGATTATCACCTACTGATAAATGATGACGGCGAAATATTAATGCCGAATGGCGTTACATTAGATAGCGTACTTGCGCATACCTACGGCCGCAACACCGGAAACATAGGGGTATCAATGTGCTGCTGTCTGGACGCTATCATTTACCGGGACGGCAGCGTCAATTTTGGCAGTGTGCCGCCAACGTTCGCACAGATTGACGCCATGGCAAAAATCGTTGCCGTTATTACCAAATGCGCGCCAAAAATGGCCCCATTCGGCGTGACTGCGAACACCTTCCGAACGCATAGCGAATGGGCCGAAATGGACGGATACGGCCTGTATAGCGGCGACGCTGATATGCGCTGGGACCTGATAAAGCTGGAAGACCTTGGGGCGGACGAATACACGAAGCCCGGCGGCGACGTTATCCGCGGCAAAGCTATCTGGCATACCTTCAATAACTCCGACGTCTATAACCTCTTGCAACCGTGATGAAGAAGAAGGGTGTGTATAACTTGTGGATAGTGTGGATAAAAAAGGCTTTAAGGACTATCTGTATTCTGCTTTGCCTTATCTGCTCACTGCCGCAGTCGGCTTCTGCGTCGGCGCCTACGTCACCGGATGGCGGACGGGTGATAACGATAACGCAGGAAGAATTGACGAGCTTACAGCAGATATTCAGCGAATTGAGCAGCAGCAATCAGCTATCGCAGAAACGTTACAGCGAGCTGTTGGCGCTATCGAACGAGCTGAACAGCATAGTGCAAGCATTGCAGAAGGAATCAGCGAGCTTAAAGACCGAGCTGGAAACATCCAAGCAGGAGCAGCAGAAGGCGTTGGAGCAGCAGAAAGAGACGGCAAGCTTATTGAACAAGGCCAACGAATCATTGCAGAAGTACAACGCCGAAATGAAGAAGCAGCAGCGGCGGCTAAAAGCTGAAAGAAATATTGCTATTGGCGTGGCCACGGCGGCCGTTATCATGGCGGCCTGTAAATAAAATCAAAAGGGAGAATGAAAAAACATGAAAGCATTATCTGTAGAGAACTACCAGACTACCCAAAAAGAAAGCCTGAAAGCTCAAAGCTTGGCTGAATGGTCCGTAAATGCCTGCATGAATTCGGCGGTAACTATCCTTACCAAACCCGACCGGATAACGGCAGAGGAATTAATCAAAGCGCGTGATATGCTGGACAAAGCTATCTTGGCAGCCGTAGAACGTGACGCACTGGCCAAAGTCAATTATAAAATCGCTACCATGATTGTAGATATGCCAGATGAACAGGCTCCAGAACAAGCAGCCGAAATATCTGTTGGCCCGGAATGTGTAGAAGAAGCAGGAGAAGAACCCGTAAAAGAGTGCGAATAATCTAAAGCCCCGGACTTCCGGGGCTTTTTTATGTAAAGTCGAAATAAAACTGTTGACAATATACAGAGGGGGGTGTATAATAAAAGCATAGAAAGGGTGTGAGCTATGGCAAGAAAAACAACAGTATATTTCTACGAAGGGGGCAAAAAGCGAATTATGACAAACGTGTATAAGAAAGAGTTTTACGTTGGCGGC